GGAGCCTATGACTGATGTCATGAACGCAGTTAATCTTTTACAGAATACACCTTGGCAGATTAACCAAAGAGTTCTCAATGTATTACATGAGACTTGGGAACAGGGCATAGATGTAGATGGGATTCCTCAACGGGAAGACGAAGAGCTACCACCCTACCCGTCAGATGATTGTGATCCCATTGAGAAGAAGATGTGGAAGCGTAGAGCTGCTGCAATCTATGATCACAATGCAGCCACAAAGAGTAGACGACTCCTTGTACTCAATACCCAGTGGCTAGCTAAGAAGTATAGAGATAAGAAGTTCTACCTTCCACACCAGACAGACTTTAGGGGTAGGTGTTATGCTGTGCCGAGTTACGTCAACCACATGGGAGCTGACTTCCAGAAGAGCTTACTAACTTTTGCTAGAGGTGAAAAAATTAAAGACGATAACGATGTTGAGTGGTTAGCTATACATGGTGCCAACTGCTACGGTATCAAAGGAACATTCAATCAGCGCGTTGATTGGGTAGAAGAGAACCGACATAATATATTTAAGATAGCTAAAGACCCAATGGCTCACGTTGATTTGTGGCGAGAGTGTGATGAACCATTTCAGTTCCTCGCGTTCTGCTTTGAGTGGGCAGACTACATGGCTACAGGTGTGGGCTTCATGACAACCCTGCCGTGTGCGATGGATGCAAGTAACAACGGACTACAGTTGTTAGGTGTTCTTACGCGAGACGAACCTTCCTGCATAGCGACGAACGTTGCACCGAGTAACTACCCACAAGACATCTACGGTATTGTAGCTGACAAAACTATTGAGTTCCTTAAACAAGACGGAGACTCTGACTACGCAGACAAGTGGTTAGCCTACGGTGTAGATAGGTCAGCTTGTAAGAGACCTACGATGACACAGAGCTACGGCTCTACGCTATACTCGTGCCGACAATACATCAGCGACTGGTATGGCGAGACATCACGTAAGAAGGATGAGCTACCATTTGACGAGACAGATAAGTTTCAAGCTACTGCTTACCTAGCTGGTAAAGTATGGCAAGGTATCAATGATGTTGTTGGTAAACCGAGAGAGGCTATGGCTTGGTTACAATCTACAGCTCGCATCTTAGCACAAGAGGACAAACCTTTTTACTGGGTATCACCGAGTGGATTCCCTTGTCACCAGTCCTATATGAAGTGGGAAACTAAATCAATTAAGACGAAACTTGGTGACAAGATCATGCGAGTACGCTTTCGTGAGGACACAGACAAGCTATGTGCCAAGCGACAATCACAAGGCGCATCACCTAATTACATACACTCACTAGATGCGAGTATCCTACACACAACGGTTAACCAATCAGCTACAAACTTTAACGTCAGAGATTTTGCAATGGTGCATGACTCAATGGCTACGCACACCACTAAATGCAATGAACTTGCAGCTACCATACGTGATGTGTTTGTTAAACAATTTACACCTGACCTACTTCAAGAGTTGAAAGACTCTTTGGAGGATGAACACGGAGTAAACCTTGATCCTCTTCCATTGAAGGGGACATTCGACATAAACAACATATACAAATCGGAGTACATATTCTCATGAATGATACCATAACAACAATGGTGGGTACAGCACGTTACCCACATGTAAATAAACCGAACACTACGTTCGATCCTGATGGCGCATACTCTTGTGACATCGTAGTAACAGAAGGTGAAGCTAAAGAGTTCACCTCTCAACTGACGGCTATCCGTGACCAAGCTCACGAGATGGAAGAAAGAAAGACAGGTAAAAAGATTCGTGTTTGCGATGCGTTCCCTGTTAAACAAACTGAAGATGGTCAGTGGATCATCCGCAGTAAACAGAAAGCTAAGGGTAAGAACTCTCGCACTGGTGAGGTGTATGAGTTCAACATCAAGCTCTTCGATGCACAGGGTAAAGCTTGTGACGTTGAAGTAGGTGGTGGTTCTAAAGTGAAGATGGCAATCAAGCCTTACACTTGGTACAGCCCAAGCCTTGGGTTTGGCATTAGCCTCCAACTCAAAGCCCTACAAATCATCGAGCTTGTAGCACCTAGTGCATCAGGCGCAGGAGCTTCATCGTTTGGATTCACGTCCGAAGAAGAAGGCTTCTCTAGCGGTGGCGAGTCTCTTGAATCTGTAGTGGCAGATGGGGACTTTTAGGTCAGGCTTTGAACAACGCGTGGCATCCTCTCTTTCGAGGGAGGGTGTCCACTACGCCTACGAGACAGATAGAATATCTTTCGTAGAGCCTGAGAAGAAACGCAGGTACACACCTGACTTCTTCTTAGAGAATGGGGTCATCCTTGAGGTCAAGGGTAGACTAACGACAGCTGATCGCAAGAAGCACGAGTGGATTAAGAAGCAACACCCTCACATAGACCTGCGCTTTGTGTTCCAAAGAGCAAGGGGTAAAATCTACAAGGGCAGTAAGACAAGCTATGCTGATTGGGCTGACAAACATAACATACCTTGGTGCCAAGGACCAAGTATACCAGAAGAATGGACGACCTAAAAACAATCAACACACACACGAATTGCCCTGACTGCGGAAGCAGTGATGCCCTATGCGAGAACGAGGATGGCAGCACAAAATGTTTCAGCTGCGGGATATTCAAGCCGAGCAATAAACAACACACACAACCAACAACACACACAGTTAATATGACACCAGTACAAGGAGACTACCAAGATTTAGTAAAGCGAAACATACCCCAATCAATTTGTAAGAAGTACGGATACACAGTAGGTGACCACAGATCGAAGGCTTGCCAGATAGCTAACTACAGAGACAGCTCAGGTAAACTAGTAGGACAGAAGCTACGCTATCCAGATAAATCTTTTGAGACAGTAGGCACAGTGCGTACGCTATTCGGTATGCACTTGTTTGGTAAAGGTAAACGCATCACCATTACCGAGGGAGAGATAGATGCGATGAGTGTGTCCTCAGCATTCAATGGCAAGTGGGCTGTAGTCAGTGTGCCATCAGGAGCGCAGTCAGCTATGGCTGCCATCAAGCACAACCTAGAGTATCTCAATAACTTTGATGAGATTGTTCTCATGTTTGATATGGATGAGGTGGGCGTTGCAGCATCCAGAAAATGTGCAGCTGTGTTACCAGTGGGTAAGGCATTCATTGCTAACCTGCCAGCCAAAGACCCCAACGAATTGTTGATGGAGAATAGAGGTAGTGAAATCATCCAGTCATTCTGGGATGCTACTCAGTATAGACCAGATGGTATCGTAGCAGGTGAGGACATGTGGGACATTGTCAGTAAGACAGAGATTGTAGACTCCGCTGATTATCCCTTCGATGGACTTACAAAAATTACTAGAGGTATTCGTGTAGGCGAGATTGTTTGCTTCGCTGCTGGAAGTGGTGTTGGCAAGTCTGCTGTTTGCCGTGAGATTGCTTACCACCTAATCAAGAGCAACGAGAAGGTAGGATACATAGCATTAGAAGAAAGCATCAAGCGTTCAGCTCAAGGCATCATGGGTCTAGCTATTGATAAGACACTACATCTCGGCACTGAGGTTGGCGAAGAAGAACTAAGAAAGGCATTCGATGCTACAGTAGGTAGCGGAAACTTTGTTACCTATGACCATTGGGGTTCTATTGAATCAGACAACCTAATCAATCGTATCCGCTACATGAACAGGGGTCTTGGATGCAAGTGGATATTCCTAGATCACGTATCAATATGTGTCAGCGGGCAGGAAGGTGACGAGCGTAAGATGCTGGACATGCTGATGACTAAGCTTCGTTCTCTTGTAGAGGAGATAGGTGTGGGTATGATTCTCGTATCACACTTGAAGAGACCAGAGGGCAGAGGATTTGAGGAAGGAAGAGAGACAACTCTCGGACATCTCAGAGGTTCAGCAGGACTAGGACAACTCAGCGACATGGTCATTGGATTAGAAAGAAACCAGCAGGATGAAGAGGTTAAGAACCAGACCACCGTCCGTGTACTTAAGAACAGATTTAGCGGAGAGACAGGCGTAGCTTGCACTCTAGAATACAACAAACACACAGGAAGACTACATGAACAAAACACATACTTCGGTGCTGATGATACTCAGCCTACTACTGATAACAACACAAGCCAGCCAGAAAGAAATATCGATGAACCATTCTAAACCAACAGAGATTGAGATGGGCTTACTCTTCTCAGCTATCATGAAGGTAGAGACAGGTGGAGAACTTAACCCAACCTATGCTGTAGGAAGATACCAAGAGATTGGTCCATTCCAAATTACATACAACTACTTCCTAGACTCAGGCATCAAAGGCACATGGACATACAACTGTCTGTATGTTGATCGTTCAATCAAAGTGATGCAAGCTTACTGGAACAGGTATGCAAAGCAGCATACCTTAGAAGAGTATGCGCGTCTACACAATGGAGGACCCAACGGTATGTCTAATAGAAACACACTAGAGTATTGGCACAAAGTCAAAGCAATGATGGAGACAGGACTATGAGGAGAGCTTACTTCGATATAGAAACTACAGCAGTAGACAACTGGGTTACACTAGATGGTATGGACAAGATACATTGTATCTCTGTTCTATCTGAAGATGACAACAAGTGTATCTCTTTCAGTGGTGATGGAGTTAAGGAAGGTATTGCTTACCTTGTTCAGCACGACGAAGTGATTGGTCACAACGTGATTGGCTTTGACATACCTGCTATCAAGAAGCTGCACCCTACCATTAAGTTCCCAACTGTACGTGACACACTGGTGATGGCATCCGCTATGTTTGGTGATGTCAGAGCTACTGACTTACAAAAGCCACAGTTCCCTAGAGAGTTGATTGGTAGACAATCACTCAAAGCTTGGGGTGTTCGCCTTGGTGCATTGAAGGGAGACTACGGTGACACAACTGATTGGTCTGTGTGTACGAGAGAGATGATAGATTACTGCGAGCAAGACGTAGCTGTCACGTTCACACTCTATAAGTATCTAATGTCTGCTGAACCATCGGAGACAATGATGAAGATCGAACACAAGTTCGCAGAGTTGATGAAGATGCAAGAGGTACACGGCTGGAAGTTTGATACAGCTGGATGTCGCACACTGACGAAGGAGATAATGCAGAGACGCGCTGACCTAGAGAAGCAGTTACAAGAAGCGTTTCCTCCAAAGGATATTCCAACCAAGACACCAGTCTGGAAAACTGATGATGGAAAAATATGGAAGACCAAGAAGCAAGCAACGGAAGCTGGATACAAACCAGCAGACGTGAAGAAGGATGGGTTCACTACCAAGAAGGTGTTGTTCAATCCTGCATCGCGTGATCAGATTGCTGAACGGTTAACAGAGAAGTATGGATGGAAGCCTAAGCTATTCACTGCATCAGGTAAACCTAAGATCGATGAGACAGTTCTCAAGGGTATAGGTAAGCCAGAGGCAGACATACTATTCCAGTATCTACTGTGTATCAAACGTCTCGGTCAAGTAGCTGAAGGTCAAGAGGCTTGGCTCAAGCTAGCAGATGACGGAGTCATGAGAGGACAGGTTGTTACCAACGGAACAGTCACGGGACGATGCAGTCACAGACATCCCAACGTAGCACAGGTGCCAGCAACAGGAGCAGAGTATGGCAAAGAGTGTCGTGCTTTGTTCGGAGCTAGGACAGGTTACAAGCTTGTCGGCTTCGATGCTTCTGGATTAGAACTACGTTGCCTTGGACACTACCTCACACCGTATGACAAAGGTGCCTATGCTAAGGAAGTTATTGATGGAGACATCCACACTCTCAATCAGAAAGCAGCAGGACTAGCCACAAGACCAGAGGCGAAACGATTTATCTACGCCTACTTGTATGGCTGTGGCGACCAGCTTCTAGGTGAGATGATAGGTGGTGGTGTTAAAGAAGGTGGACAGTTACGTAAACGTTTCCTCAGCAAACTACCAGCTCTCGATAGACTACTTAAAGATGTCAAGAAGACGGCAGAAGGACAGAAGTATCTGAAGGCTATTGATGGTAGGAGACTACACGTACGCTCCAGTCACTCAGCACTGAACCTATTACTACAGAGCTGTGGTGCTATCCTCATGAAGACTACAAGTTGTTACCTATACTTCAATCTGACTAATGCAGGGTGGGTACACGGTAAGGACTTTGCGTTCGTCGGTAACATCCATGATGAAATCCAAGCGGAGGTCATTGAAGGACGTGAAGATGAGTATGGTAAAATTGCTGAGATGTCTATCAGGCAAGCAGGTGATTATCTTAAGTTCCGCTGCCGAGTTGATGGCGAATACAAAGTAGGAAACAACTGGGCTGAGACCCACTAACTATGACATACAGAAATCAACACGATCACACAGGCATGTGTAGTCAGAACGGAGAACGAGCAGAGAATCTGTTTGCAGATATTATTGGTGATCTTGGGGGAACAGCAACTCCTTCAAGTTTAGCAGAGCAGTTCAAAGGTATAGACTATCACGTAGACCTGAGTGGTAGAGTTGATGTTAAGTCGAGAGGACGTACCCGTAGAGGGGATGCTTCTCCTGATGCCAAACGAGTATGGCTAGAATTAAAAAACGTACAAGGACGCAAGGGTTGGGTCTACAATGAGGCTGACTACATCGCTTTTGAGAGAGAGCATAGATACCTAGTTGTTAAACGCCTGAGCCTATGCGAACTAATTGATAACCTAGTGGACATGGATGACTTCGTACTCAGTCCCGCTGAGTGCATGTATAACCTATACTCACGTGTCGGACGTAAGGACTTACTTACTAAGGTACACGTCGATGACCTACTAACATGTTCACACTACACACTACCGAAACCAAATGAGAAATGTATTAATTGATGGAGACGAAGTAGCTTACAAGGCTGCTTTTGTTTCAGAGGTTCCAATCAAATGGGACGAAGACACTTGGACTCTGCATTCAAGTGAGAGAGAAATGATAGACGCTATTCAGACTATTATTAAACAAGCACTGAAAGACACCGACAGCGAGATGTTTCACGTAGCTCTGTCTGGGTCTAACAACTTCAGACTTGATGTATATCCAGAATACAAAGCTAATCGCAAAGGTAAACGTAAACCTCTTGGACTAAAGTTTTGCAGGGAATACATGCTTGAAGAATACTTAGCGTCAATGGACGACACGATGGAGGCTGACGACCTGCTAGCTATACACTCTGCAGAAATTGAAGACAGTGTTATCTGGTCTGTAGACAAAGACTTCCTGACGGTTCCTTGCCAACTATTCAGAGAAGGAGAACTGCTTCTCATTACCGAAGAGGAGGCTGACTACTGGTTGAAGTATCAGACAATAGTAGGTGACGTTGCTGATAACTTCAAAGGAGCTGTAGGATTCGGACCCAAGAAGACAACCAAGT